ATGCAATGTTTGATAAGGCTGTCAACGAAGAGAAGAGATGGGCAGACCATTTGTTCAAAGATGGTAGTATGATTGGTCTGAATGATGCTCTACTCAAGAAGTATGTTGAGTGGGTTGCCAATCGTAGAATGAAAGCCATTGGTCTCAAGCCTGTCTATGATGTTGCTGCCAAGAACAATCCTCTTCCTTGGACACAACATTGGATTTCTTCTAAAGGTCTCCAAGTTGCTCCACAAGAGACAGAAGTTGAGAGCTACGTAGTTGGAGGTATCAAACAAGATGTCAAAAAAGATACCTTCTCAGGATTCAAACTCTGATGACCTTCAAAAACTAATCAAATACTATAAGAAAATAAAAGCCAAAAAACTTGATGACTACATATTTCAGGACTATGAAGAAAAGTGAGTGTGTGACTACGAGAACCCCTGGTTGTTTAAAGGTGAACCCTTTACCGGCGATCTTATTGGGGATAACTTTGGCTTTGTTTATCTCATTACCAATAAGTCAAACAAACGAAAATACCTTGGGCGCAAGTATTTCTGGTCTTTTAGAACGCCTAAGGGAAAGAAACGTAAGGTAAAACAGGAATCCGATTGGAAAAAATACTATGGTTCATGTCCTGAATTAAAAGAGGATGTGAACCTTTTTGGTAAGAATAAATTCTCTAGAGAGATACTTTCCTTACATGATACCAAGGGTCAGACCAACTTTGAGGAGACCCGTCAGTTGTTTCTGAACGAGGTTCTGTCTCAACGGTTGACAGATGAGACACCCCTGTACTACAATTCCAACATCCTTGGGCGGTACTACCGAAAGGATTATTACAATAAATAAACTTTACTTGAATTTTATAACTATTTCGATGTCTAGAAAATTTCTTACTGGTCTTACTGTTTCAGCAACACTGCTTGGTAGTGCATGTGTTGCTGCAAAAACTCTTGACCAACATCTTGCAGAAGTCACTAGTGAGACAGTGACAGAGAAAGAAGCTGTTGTAGAAGAACAGAAACCTGTTGTGATTGTGGAGGTTGAGAAGGAATGGAAATGTCCTACATGTTCTCCCAATGAACAGTATGTTCTTGCAAAACTTCAGGAATATACACCGATTGATGATCGTAATGCCCTGTCAACTATCATGGGTAACATTAAATCAGAATCAAACTTCCATTCAAACATTTGTGAAGGAGGTGCTCGTGTTCCTTATGAACGATGTTATAGTGGAGGTTATGGTTTGATACAATGGACTTCTATTGGTCGTTATAGGGGACTTGGTAACTTTGCTCGTAAGTATGAATGTAACCCAAGTGAACTAGATTGTCAGGTTCGTTATATGATTAATGAACCACAGTTCCAAAAGGCACTTCCTAGTTTCGCTGGTGGTGGTCAAACCGTAAGTCAATATATGCGTCCCTCATATAGATGGTTGGGTTGGGGTATTAAGGGATATCGTGAGCAGTATGCTTATGATTATAGTAAAAGACTTGTATTTGGTTGATTTATGATTATTGATCCTTCTGAAATTTTTGATAATAAAGTTTTAGTATTGAATAAAAACCCCATAATTGAAACACTTGATGTTGGACCCGCCAAGGTGACAGTCATTGATAACTTCTATGAAGATGTTGATGGGGTTATTGCACAAATTCCCAAGATGCCAGTCAGTTTAGTTTGGGATCAGGAAGGTAATAACGAAACATTTTTTGATGGGAGAAGGGTGTATCGATCAAATATGGAAGGATCAATTATTCCATATGCATTTGATCATACTTTACCGAACTTGGTGTCAAGTATTGTTGACTTTCCTGTAGATCGAATAAGATCTAGTAAAGAATTTATTGTTAATTGTTTTAGGTTTACTGACGAGTTTGATTCGGTATTTAAAACTCATTGGTATGGACCTCATCGTGATAGACATGATTATGGTCCTGAATCGACTGGTATGATTGCGATAGTAGTCTTCTTAAATGAACACTACGAAGAAGGTGAAGGAATGAATTTTTACGAGGTACCAGATGACTTTGTTCTAACAATTCGTGAGAGAAAGGATGAAGTTAAACAGATACATAGTGTACAGGGTAAAAAGAATCGTGCAGTTCTTTTTGACTCTCAGTTTCCTCACGGACAACACACACCAACAAATCAGTTCAAGAACGAAATGAGATACACTCAAGTCATTTTCGTTCCATTGTACTAAGGCCCTTGACACCAGTCAGGGTTTACCCTATACTATAAAGGTGGTTGAGAGACCACTGCTGTGACCCCCTTGGTAGTTCAGGGTTAGAGGCGATAGGAACTACCTCACGGGTCAGTAGCTCAGATGGATAGAGCCACACACTTCTAATGTGTTGGTCGGGGGTTCGAGTCCCTCCTGACCCGTATGCCTCCGTAGCTCAGTGGTAGAGCAGGGCTTTTGTAAAGCTCAGGTCGCAAGTTCAAATCTTGTCAGAGGCTCCACATAATGGCCTATAGCTCAGTTGGTAGAGCACGGAGCTGTTAACTCTGTTGTCCTAGGTTCGAGTCCTAGTGGGCCAGTTAGCTCGAATAGCTCAGGGGTAGAGCACCTCCTTTACACGGAGATTGTCGGGGGTTCGATCCCCTCTTCGAGCATGTCGTATCAATCTAATGAATCATGTTAGTTATCAGATGCAAAAATTGTAACGTAGAACTTACGAGTTCTCCAAAGACTCAGGTCTGTGGTTGTCCTAATAACGCCACACTCACTGATGATAAGATTTCTGCTGTTGATTTGTCTAGAGTGTTGATTATATCAAATAATAAACTTGATGCTAGTCATGATGTATTGACTGCAGCAGACTTGATGTATCAAGAACAAAGACGTAGACGTAAGGTAAAGAGACTTGACTTTGAAGTCAGGTAACAGTACAATAAATAAATCAACTACAAATGTGATGATGGAAGTCTTTACTGTAAAAGAGTATCAAGATCGTTGGGATGAGTTGATGGAAAGGGTAGAGAATGGGGAGACTTTTGGTATAGTCAATGAGAACGGACAGGCTGCTGTGATGATGCCTGCTGATGATGAGACTCTGCGAATATACACAGAAAATAATAACGAAGGATCCTAAGGGACTGTCGCATATTGGTTAATGCTCGCTCCTTATAAGGGCGCAAACTGGGTTCAATTCTCAGCAGTCCCATTAGCTTCTTTAGCAATCCGGTGAATGCACCGATCTCATAAATCGGCTAAGGTGGGTCCGACTCCCACAAGAAGCATTGAGGACAGTTCGCAGACTGTTCTCTTGACTTACACGGTCAAAACCCTTATACTACTAAGGTCAACACAAAAGACGATGACTATCACTTCTAAGTTTAAAAAAGACATTTCCACTCTCCGTTCCACAGTGAATGGTGATTTCTTTCTTGATGTAAAGAATCCAAAACTTTACAAAAAGGTCCGTAAATTTTATGAGAATTCTGGGGTAACTTTTTCTGGTGATCCTCTCGACGATTATGATATTCTCATCGATTGTATTGCAGAAGATCTTGAAAGTGTGGAAGTATGAATGATTTCGATCCTAAGTCTGTTGCTTCAACAAAGACTATTATTATTCATGAACGGTTTCCTTATCGTTTTGTTCAAAAGGGATATATTCAACTGAATGATAAACCCGATTTTCGTTTACAAAAGGCAGACGGGTATACTAAAAAGTACTCTGACATCTATCTGTTTGACAATGGAGAGCAACTTCTTCTTGCCATTGAAGACAAAGAATACCCTAAGTGGCTTGACCCAGATGGTGTACCTTGTTATGTAAGGGACAGAGTTTCCAGATAGTAATAAATAGAACAGATTTGTATTTCGATTATGTCTAGTAGAAAAACATCAGATACTGGAGCATATATGTCTCAGTATGATCAGGAAGTAGAAACCAGACTTAAAGCTCTTGAGTCTGGTATCAAGAAGGTTGGAGAAGAAGTTCAAAAAAAGAATTCTGCCCCTGCCGCTCCTGCTCCTGCTCCGGTTAGTGGTGATCTAAATGCTAAAGTAGACTTGCTAATTAGTATTCTAAAACAGGCACCTGGTCTTAATATTGAAAAACTGTCTAAAGGTAAACTCTGATATGAGTTTCTTGCTTCTCTAAAGAGCAAGTGGCGCGGCATGAACCCTATACTAGGAGGTCTTGACAAAGGCCTCCTTTTTTAATACAATACATAGAGAGATATTGTAATTATTCATATGAAGATTGGTTTTAACTGTAGTTCCTTTGACTTGTTTCATGCGGGACATGTGACAATGTTGAAGATGGAAAAAGAACTATGTGATTATCTTGTAGTTGCTCTTCAGGTTGATCCTACTATTGATAGACCAGGTATCAAAAACAAACCCACCCAGAGTGTGTACGAGAGGTATGTACAACTCCAAGGTTGTAAGTATGTTGATGAGATTCTGGTATATGAAACCGAGGATGATCTTATCAATCTAATCAAAACTCAAACACTCGACATTAGATTCTTGAGTGAAGAGTATAAGGACAGAGATTTCACAGGAAAACAATACTGTATTGATAATAATATTGAACTACATTATCATTTAAGACGACATAAGTATTCTTCGACTGAACTTAGGAATCGGGTTTATACTTTGGAGAATGCAAAAAGAACTGAATTAGTTCCTGGTGAAGTGTTAGAACAATACTCACCAGAACTTCTTGCTAAGTATGAGAAATCATGAGTATTCTAGTAACAGGTGGTGCAGGATTTATTGGAAGTAATCTTCTTCATTACCTAGAACAGTTTGGGGAAGAAGTTATCTGTGTAGATAAACTTTCATATGCCGCAGATGAAACTAATCTTCCAGATTATGTAAAGTTTTATCGGACAGATATTACTGATGAGGAATCGGTAAGACATGTATTTGATACTGAAAGTATTACAAAAATCTTTCATCTTGCTGCAGAAAGTCATGTAGATAATTCAATCAAAGATTGTAAACCTTTCATTTACTCTAACATTATTGGTACTGTCAATCTTCTTCAGTGTGCATTAGAACATGAAGTAAGTAGATTTATGCATATCTCTACTGATGAGGTGTTTGGTTCTATTGAATACGGTTCCTTTAATGAGATATCACGGTATAGACCAAGGAATCCATACTCTGCATCTAAGGCTTCAAGTGATCATTTTGTAAATGCATACCACACTACATACGGATTGCCAACTATTATTACAAACTGTTCCAATAACTATGGTCCACGACAATATCATGAGAAGATGGTTCCTAAAACTATCCTAAGTATTATGAATGATCTCCCAGTTGATGTGTATGGTAGTGGATTACAAATTCGGGACTGGATCTATGTTGATGATCATTGTAGTGCCCTTGTAGAACTTTCTAATAGGGGTAGAGTGGGTCAGAGTTACAATGTTGGTGGTGAATGTGAACTTAAGAACATTGACCTTGTTCATATGATTACTAAACTAATGAAGAAAGAACCAAACATTAACTTTGTTAAAGATAGGCCAGGACATGATCAAAGATATTCGACATCTAATGATAAGATCACAACAGAAACACCTTGGACTGTATCAACACATATCGAAGAAGGTCTCTTAAAAACTATCAAATATTATTATGAACAGAACTGATACTCCTCTCAAGGATGCATTTGTTATTCAGGTAGACAAGTATAAAGATAATAGAGGATTCTTTCTAGAGTCTTACAACTCTAAATCATTTAAAGAGATTGGGTTAGATGTTGAATTTGTTCAAGACAATCATTCTAACTCTTCAGTAAATGTCCTCAGAGGACTTCATTATCAGGTAGAGAAGCCCCAAGGTAAACTTGTTCGGTGTATGTCTGGACGTATTCTGGATGTCATAGTAGACTTGAGAGAGTCCTCAGAGACCTTTGGTGAGTCGTATTCAATTGATTTGTACTCACCGGAAGTCATGTTGTGGGTTCCACCAGGGTTTGCACATGGGTTTTACTGTATGCTAGACAACTGTCATGTTGCATATAAAACTACTGACTATTACTATAAAGAGTACGATAGAACTCTTTTGTGGAATGATAAAGACCTTGGTATTCAATGGCCAACCTCAACACCAATCCTTTCGGACAAAGATAAACTAGGTAAGACTATGAGTGAGTGTGAAAAGTATGACTGACCTTTCTTTATTTGGAGGAACTGGATATATTGGGTCAACATATGAACGAATGTATCCCGGTAATGTGATCATTCCTCGTGGTCAAAGACATTTTGATACTAAGAATGTGTTGTATTTTATTAGTACAACAACTAATCAGAATGTCTTTCAGGATCTACAGGTTGATATCGATGTTAATCTAAAAATCTTTACTGAATTCCTATCACATTGTAAGAGAACTGATACTGTAATCAACTTCGTAAGTTCGGGGTTTGTTTATGGTAATGATATCTTAGATGCAAAAGAAACTGACTGCTGTAATCCAACCGGGTTCTATTCTATTACTAAAAGATGTGCAGAACAACTTCTGATGTCTTATTGTGAGACCTTTGGCATCAAGTATCGTATCTTTAGAATTGGTAATGTCTTTGGTATTGATCCAACAGTATCACAAGGTAAGAATGTTCTAGGTTATATGATCCGTCGTTTGAAGAATGATGACTACATCGTATTATATGATGGTGGTAACTATGTAAAAGACTACATGCATGTCGAAGATGTATGTAGTGCAATGAACTTATTGATGGAAACATCATTTACAAATAACATCTATAACATTGGTACTGGTGTGTCTCGTTCATTCAGGGAAGTTATCGAGTATGCAAAAGACTATGTTGGAAGTAACAGTGAGTTGATTAGTACGGAGATGCCTGAGGAACAGAAGTATCTACAGATTAAAAACTTTACAATGAATGTAGATAAACTTTTATTCTATGGCCATGTCCCAAACCTCACGATTGATACTGGAGTCGAAATGATGTGCAAAGCATATTGACTACAGAACAATTTTTGGTAAAATAAATAGTAAGTAACAAATTAAATGTATGTCTGAATTTAAGAAAACCGCACTGGTACTAGGTGCGGGTGGTTTTATTGGTAGTCATATGGTGAAGAGACTACGATCAGAAGGATACTGGGTACGTGGTGTTGACCTAAAGAGACCCGAGTATTCTGACACTGAAGCAAACGAATTCATTCAAGGTGACTTGAGGGATAGAAGTTTTGTCCGTCGTTGTATTCGTACCACTGGTGTCAACGGTGGGTTCTATGCACAGATTGTAGATAAATTTCTTTCACCCTTTGATGAGATTTATCAGTTTGCTGCTGATATGGGTGGTGCTGGATTCGTATTCACTGGTGAGAACGATGCAGACATCATGCATAACTCTGTGTCTATCAATCTGAATGTTCTTGAAGAACAACATCTACTTAATCTGGATAAGGATGTAAACAAGACTAAGATCTTCTACTCTGGTTCTGCATGTATGTACCCAGAACACAATCAACTTGACCCTGATAATCCAGACTGTCGTGAATCATCAGCATATCCCGCAGCACCAGACTCAGAATATGGATGGGAGAAACTATTCTCTGAGCGTCTCTACCTTACTTACAATCGTAACCATGGCATCCCTGTTCGGGTTGCTAGGTATCACAATATCTTCGGACCTGAAGGAACCTGGGACGGTGGAAGAGAGAAGGCACCAGCTGCAATCTGCCGTAAAGTTGCTTACCTCCCGAACGTCGGTGGAGGTATCGAGGTGTGGGGAGATGGCTTACAAACTCGTTCCTTCTTGTACATTGATGAATGCATTGAAGCAACTCGACGACTAATGGACAGTGACTTTATTGGTCCTGTGAATATTGGTTCTGAAGAGATGGTCACTATCAATCAACTGGTAGAGACTGCTGCTAAGATTTCTAATAAAGTAGTTAGAAAGATTTACAAACTGGATGCACCTTTGGGTGTCCGTGGTCGTAACTCTAACAATGATCTCATTCGTGAGGAACTTGGATGGGATTACTCTCAAAGTCTTGAAGAGGGTATCCGTAAAACATACGAATGGATCTGTGCACAAATTGGGGAAAGAACTGATGAAAGTCTTTGATGTATTTCTATTTGGTTATGAGTTAGATTTACTTGAGATTCGTATGAATCTTCTTGATCCTTATGTTGATTACTTCGTATTCAGTGAAGGTGGTAAGACATTCTCTGGTGAAGACAAATGCTTTGTGTTCGATGTAACTGATGAGCGGTTCAAAAAATTTGAAGATAAGATTATCTACACTAAGATTCAAGAACCAACATCTGAACAACTTCAAGATCAAGGCATTAAGTATAATGTGAAACGGGAAAGTTTCATGAGAGATACTTTTTATAAAGATAGTATCATCGATGTTCTTAAGGAACATTGTTCTGATGAAGACGTAATCATCTGGTCTGACCTAGATGAAGTGCCTAACCCAGAAGTCATTGAACAGATCAAGGACTTCTACGAACCCGGTACTGTATATAACTTTGCACAAGATAACTATCAAGCTGCATTAAACTGGTTTGAAACTACCGGTACTATTACCTCTCAGACACAAGACTTCTCTTATGAAGAAGAAGGTCCACGTTGGATTGGTACTAAGATGTGTGATTTTGCCACACTAAGTAAGTATTCTTTGACTAACATTAGACGTGAACTTCCTCAAGAGAAGAATCTAAGAATCTATCCTGGTGGTTGGCACTGGAGTACAGTTGGTAGTGATGAAGAGTGTAGTATGTACGAGAGAGTGATGAAGAAGATTAAGTCTTCTGCACACACTGAACTCAACAATGAAAAACTTATTGGTGAACTTGAACAAAGACTGAAGGATGGTAGATCACCACTAGGTCAAGACAATGCATCATACTGTATTACTCACTTTGATACTGATAGGTTCCCACAGTATCTTGTTGACAACCAAGAGAAGTATTCTTATTTGATCAAATGATTGTAACTGAAATCTATAGGGGTTCTGGACTGGGAAACCAGATCTGGAACCTGGTGGTATCTAGAATCCTTGCACATAGACATGGATATAAGTGGGGTGTAAAGAAAAGTACTCCATTCAAGGCACGTAAGTTCATGCCTGACTTTGACTATGGTGAAGAAGTAACGGGTGGTAATACACCTAGAGAAGGACAACCACCAGAATCATTACCTGATGGTATCAACTATTACATTCGAGAGAGGAATGATCCTCTTCCACAATGTGGTCATAGTGGTATCTTTTTTGATCCTGGTCTATGGAATAATCTTCCTGATAACTCAAAGATTGATGGTCTCTTTCAGTGTTTAGAGTATATCAATGACCGTAAGGATGATATTCGTCAGTGGTTATCTCATAATGTAAATGTCACTGAGTATTCTGATGAAGATATTTGTGTCATTCACTTCCGTGGTGGTGAGTATTTGATTACTGCATCATGGTTAGAACCAAAGTTCTATGAGAATGCTCGTGATAGAATGTTAGAATACAATCCAAACATGAAGTTTGTAGTTGTGACTGACGATCCAGAGAATGCAAACAAGTTTATTCCTTGGGCAGAAGTTGTAGGTGCCACTACACTTAAGGAACAAGAAGACATTGAACAAGGAACAGGTTTCTTTAAATACAAAGGAGGTAATATTGGTGTTGATTATTCTATTCTACATAATGCTAGGAACGTCATTATGTCCGCATCAACATTCTCCTTCTGGCCAGTATGGACATCTAATGTTACACCAAAGGTCATTGCACCCAAGTACTGGTTTGACCATAAAACTTCCAACGGTTGGTGGAGAGGTGACGATATGATCGTCAAAGATTGGGATTATATCGATAGAGAAGGCAAACTCTTCAGTGGTCCTGATTGTCAAAGAGAGTATGATCTTTACAGGATCAAGACTCCATATTATAATCTTTAAAGATAGAGAGTAACATGTATCAATTGATTGAAAACTTCATTCAATCCGCAAAGGAGATGGATGATAATGTGTTTCCATTCATGGCTAACAAGGATTGGAAGCCAGGTAACAATGTCTATTACTCTGGACCATATTGGAATGATCTAGAAGCACAAGAACTTATCTATGCCGTAATGAAAGGTAAGTGGTTATCTTCTGGTGAGAAAGTAAATAAATTTGAGAAAGAATTCTCTAATAGGTTTGAGTTTGGTCATTCGGTGATGGTGAACTCTGGTTCATCAGCAAACCTGGTAATGATTGCTGCCCTGAAAAAATACTATGGGTGGGAAGATGGTGATGAAGTCATCGTATGTTCCTGTGGTTTTGCAACAACCATTGCACCACTTGCTCAGGCTGGTCTTAAACCTGTCTTCGTTGACATCAACTGGGATGACCTGAACTGGAATATGGATCAGGTAGAAGAGAAGATTACTGAAAGAACACGTGCAGTATTCTCTTCACCTGTTCTAGGTAATGCGTATGATATGGATAGGTTGGTAGAACTTTGTAAGAGTAAAGATATTCATATCATTGCAGACAACTGTGATAGTCTAGGTAGTAAGTATAAAGATGACTATCTTACCAAACATGCAGTTGCTGCATCATGTTCTTTCTATCCTGCACACCATATCTGTACCATTGAAGGTGGTATGGTGTCATCAAACAACAAAGCAATTATTGATCTTGCTCGTAGTTTTGCTTGGTGGGGCCGTGGATGTTATTGTGTAGGTCAACAGAACCTACTCTCTAACGGTGTCTGTGGCCGTCGTTTTGATACTTGGTTGGATGGTTACGAAGACATTGTTGATCACAAGTATGTGTTCTCTCAGATGGGTTACAACTTGAAACCACTTGACATGCAAGGTGCAGTTGGTTCAGTTCAACTTCTGAAGTTTGATGACATCCATAGACTGAGAAGAAAGAACAAAGATCGTATTCAAAGTATCATTGAGACCATTGATGGTTGTCGTGTTGTCAACGAACGTGATGACAGTGAGACCAGTTGGTTCGGTGTTCCTATTGTATGTGACAACAAGAAACTAAAACACTCTCTTGTTGCCCATCTTGAGAAGAATAAAGTTCAGACACGTAATTACTTTGCGGGTAACATTCTTCTTCATCCTGGATACTCACATCTTGATGACGCCATGAAGTATCCTGAAGCCAATAAGGTTCTTAACACCGTATTCTTCTTGGGGTGTTCACCAGTCATTACTGATGATATGATAGACTACATTGAAACAGTAGTAGAGGATTTTAAAAATGCTTGATCTATCCAGAGTTACATGCTTTGCGATTGACAATACAAATCGAATAGAAGAAACCATCAATGCACTTCACACTTGTAAGAACGTAGCAAACTTTGGGGAGGTCAAGTTAGTTACCACCCCCAACTACGTGAACAAATACAAGGACGAATGTGCCGTTGATGGTATTTTAGTAGAAGAACAAGTCAAACCTCTTACCAACATTGATGAATACAATTACTACATTCTTTACCACCTTCACAAACACATTGATACAGAGTTTTGCCTCCTCGTCCAGGATCATGCTTTTATTATTAATCCTGATGCTTGGAGGGAAGAGTTTTTCTCGTATGACTACATCGGAGCCCCATGGCCAATCAGAGACAGGGCATACATCACTCCCTATGGAGAACATCAAAGAGTAGGTAATGGTGGATTCTCATTCAGGTCAAAGAAACTTTTAGAAGTTCCCCGATCACAATGGATACCATTTAGAGTTGCAGACATTGCAAAGGACTTCTATAAGATGTTTGGTGGTAATAACACGAATGAGGACGGTAATATATGTGTCCACAACAAACACCTTTATGAGATGAATGGGTGTAAGATAGCTCCAGTAGAGGTAGCAAAATACTTTTCATATGAGTCCCCTGTCCCTGAGAACCAAGGCATAATTCCCTTTGGGTTCCACAATAATCTTCCACCTGGTGTCACCGTGGAGGGTTACAACCCCCGATAAATACTACAGATTTGTTATTACTATGTCATTTGTTTATAATGCTCCCTCCTTTGTGGAGGTAGACAATGTGTTCCCTGAAGGTCCAAAAAGAACTGACAATAACACCGCAGCATACACTCTCAATCACATTACCTTTGCAGAAAATGTGGATGAGTTTGGTGGAGAAGGAGATATTCTAGAGTTCGGTGTCTGTAGTGGTGGTACACTCCTCCCTATTGGACAGAAGAACCCATCCCGTAAGGTCTTTGGTTTCGATCACTTCAAAGGTCTGGAAGTCACACAACAACCAACACCATCATATGCTGGTTGGGCAGAAGGTGCATTCCGTATTGGTGACCCACAGTATACTTGGATCCCCAAAACTGTAGAAGATGTTAAGAGAAAGTGTTCTGTCTCACCTAATATCAAAATCTTTGTTGAAGATGTTCATGATATGGTAGAGAAAGAACCATCTGATTTTGGTATTGGTAAGGTTGGTGCAATTCACATTGACCTAGACATCTACGAACCCACAGTATCAGCATTCAAGTTCATTGATAAGTGTGAGTGGGATAAACTTTATTTCCGTTTTGATGATTGGCATGGTCACGAACCTGACTATGATCATCATGAACGTAAAGCATTTAGAGAGTGGATTACCAAACACGGATACAACTTCGAAATCATTGAAGATGGTATCAGTGCTGGTGTGAAGGTATGGAAATAAAGGTATCAGTAGTTATCCCTTGTTATGAGTATAGTGGTAAGGGTGTCAGATACCTTTCTGATATACTTAGAACCATCTCACAACAAACACTTAAGGAAGTAGAGGTTATCATTCCAGACCACAGTGCCAACACTGACATTGAAGAGTTCTGTTATGATAATATATTTGATCTTAACATCCTCCACTATAGAAATGAAGTAGATAGAGGTAATGCAGCATCCAATAAGAATGTTGGAATGGACTTTGCCAGAGGTAAGGTTGTTAAGATGATGTATATGGATGACTACTTCTTTACTAATGATGCGTTAGAGAAAACTTATAATATATTAATGAACTCGGACAAGATGTGGTTGGTATGTGGTACTAATCATACTAGAGATGATGGTAAAACATTTGATACCTATATCATGCCCCGGTGGAATGACAATATGTTACGGTCCAGAGGTAATAATACCATGAGTGGTGTCTCTGTGTTATCGTATAAGAATGATAACATGCACATCCGATGGGATCCTAATACATGTATGTTGATGGATGTAGATTTCTATTACTCACTAAGGTCTAAGTATGGTGATTGTATTTACTTGAACGAGTGTATGATTACTCAACGTGTAAATAAGGACGCGTTGTCATCCACGACTAGTGACGAGGATGTGCAAAAAGAATTTGTGTATTGTAGAGAGAAACACGGTATCAGATTATGAAACATTACCTATCAGTCGCATCTGTTTTCAAGAATGAAAGTTGGAATCTTAAGGAGTGGGTTCTACATTATAAGCATCACGGTGTTGATCACATCTACTTGGTCAATGACTTCAGTGATGATGAGTATATGCCTATACTTGAACCGTTTATTCGTGAAGGATTTGTTACTCTCTTCCAAAATAATATCACAGAAAAATATACTGGTAGACAGACTGATGTAAACAACCGTTTCTTCTTACCTATTTGTAATGAAACTCAATGGATTGCTCAAATCGATCTAGATGAATTTCTATATAGTCCTAAGACAGTAGACTTAAAAGAAGTCTTAAGGAACTACGAAGAGTACGGCACAGTTGAAACCAATTGGGTATGGTTCAATAGTAACGATCATCTTTATCACCCTGATGGTGGTCTGGTTAAGAATTTTACTAGTCGTGCTGAATTTGGAGACAGGGTATGGATGACCCATCGATCCAGATGTGCTGGTGCAGGACAAGAAGAACCGGAATGGTTTAATCTTTGGGCACCTAAACAGATTGCAAACACTAGATTTGGTGTACAATCTTTTAATATTCATAAGATATTCACTAGTGGACCTAACATCAACCTATCATTTGTTGGTAGACCAGATGACCCTGAGATACTAAACAATCACTACCAGATTCAATCAAGAGAGTTCTGGGAAAAGATTAAGATGACAAGAGGTGCATTGAATAACTGGTATGCAGCCAATGCAAGAGGTTGGCATACCTTCTATTCATTAGATGTAGGAGATACTATAGACACAACACT